AGGCGATATGTTTGTTGAATATAAAGATGGAAAGTTTTTAGGTGTAAGTCTGAAGGCTGGTGGTAAGAAAACTTCTGAACCACAACTCAACACATATGTTCGTCCAGTATTCACTGCATTTGGTGAAACACGAATGATGGAAACATTACGTTCTACTGCATATGCACAAGTATATTCTAAGATTAAAGGTATGCCTGCACTTGCTGGTTTTGATGGTGGTGCGAATGGTAGAAGTCCAGACAGAAGAAAGACTGAAACTATTCTGAAGGATTACGATAAAAAGAATAATAAGGCATATGAATCAGATTACAACACAATGCTCGAAATTATGAGAAAAGGTGTTGTTGAACTATTCAATAAAAATAAAGATAAAACACTGAAGTATATTCAGTCTGAAGTTTTAAGAGATGCTCCAGAAGTTCCTACAATTGTTATTAAAGCAATTGGTACATCATACGAAGAAGTTACAGATAGAGATGAAGTTGGAGTATTTCTTCCACAGGTAAAATTTGTAAAAGCATATTCATCAAAAACATCTAAACAAGATTGGTTCATTGAACTTAAATCTGGTACAGAGAGTTTGACAATGAAAATGTCAATACGTTCAAATAAGTCTGGACATGCAGGCAAAAAGAAATTAGGACAGTTCCCAACAGGACTTGCCATTAAATATAACGGACTTGCAAAATGATAAAGTTTGGTTCATTTCTTACAGAAGATAAAGGTGGAAAGAATCTTCACCTAGAACACATTGAGGATGAAATCCTTAACTTTGGTGTTTCTGGTGGACGAGCTGCAATCAACTTTGTTCGTTCATTGCGTGATATGTTGGCTGGTTCAAGTCGTAGTTCTGTAAACATGACAGTCAAGTGGGATGGTGCGCCTGCAATTTTCGCTGGTGTTGATCCAGAAGATGGTAAGTTCTTTGTTGCAAAGAAATCTGTCTTTAACGTGAATCCAAAACTATACAAATCAGTTGCAGAGATTGATGCAGATTTGTCTGGTACACTGAATGCAAAGTTTAAGGTTGCACTTGCAGAGTTTAGTAAACTTGGTATTAAGGGTGTTCTTCAAGGAGACTTGATGTTCACTGATGATGTATCTACAGAAAATATTGATGGTACATCATATTATACATTCCAACCAAATACAATTGTGTATGCTGTTCCAGTAAACTCTGACTTTGGTAACATTATCAAAAACGCAAAGATTGGTATTGTTTGGCATACAACATATACTGGTTCTGCACTACAAGATATGAAAGCTTCTTTTGGTGCGAATATAAACGGATTGAATAAACCATCTACAGTTTGGATGGATGATGCAACATATAAAGATACATCTGGTTCTGCAACAATGACTGCAAAAGAAACAGAAGTTGTTACATCACATTTGTCTATGGCTGGTAGTACATTCAGAAAGATTAATTCTGGATTACTTGATAAGTTTTTAAATATTCAAAATAGTTTCACTGGTGATTTTTCTGGTGCATCTCTCAAGACATATAATAATAGTCTTGTAAGAAAAGGACAGAAGGTTACTAATCCAAAGAAACATGCACAAGGTTATATTCCTTGGGTAGAAAGTGTATTTGATAAAAAGATTGACAAACTAAAAACTCCTGTTAAGAAACAGGAAGTAGAGAATAAGAAAAAAGAAATAGTTCGTGAACTGAAGAAACATACAGTAAATTTGACTAATATTATTACATTCCAAAATCATATTGTAGAAGCGAAGATGGGTGTGGTAAAGAAACTAAATACTGTAAAGAGCATTGGAACTTTTATCAAAACATCCAATGGGTTCAAAGTTGTAAACCCAGAAGGATATGTTGCAATTGATAGGATTTCTGGTAATGCAGTGAAATTAGTTGATAGAATGGAATTCAGTTTCAATAACTTTACTGCGATAAAGGCATGGGATAAATGAAGAAATTTTCAGAGATAACAGAAGCTCGTGGTGATACTTGTGTATTTACTTTTGGTAGATTCAATCCACCAACGACAGGACATGAAAAACTAATCGAAAAGGTAGCCGCTGTTGCGAAAGCAAATCCAGGCGCTCCATTCTATATTTTTGCATCTCATTCTGAAAATCCAAAGAAAGATCCTTTACCTTATACTAAGAAGGTTGCATACATGAAAAAGATGTTTCCAAAGTATGCAAGGAGAATTGTTGTAGACAAAGCAAGAAATGTATTTGAGATTGCAGTAACACTACACAATAAAGGACACAAATCAATTGTAATGGTTGTTGGTTCTGACAGAGTTGCAGAGTTTGATAAACTACTCAACACATACAACGGAGTAGAAGCAAGACACGGTTACTATGGTTTTGACAACATCGAAGTTGTATCTGCTGGTGAAAGAGACCCAGATGCAGAAGGTGTAACTGGAATGTCTGCATCGAAGATGAGAGCTGCTGCATCTGCGAATGACTTTAATCAGTTCAAACTTGGATTGCCTGCAAACTTCAAACAGGGAATGTCTTTATTCAAGGATGTTCGTAAGTTTATGGGTATTCGTGAATCATTTGTTCCAGTAGAAGATATTATTACTGAAGAAGAAATATTCAGAGACTTATATGTTCGTGGCGAAATACTAACCATTGGTGAAGAAGTTACAGATTCATACTCTGGTGTACAAGGAAAGATTATTCGTAGAGGAACAAACTATGTTACCTTTGTAGAAGATAATGGAGACACACATAAGAAATGGTTGTATGAAATCCAAGAGATGACAACTGGACAACTTATCAAACGTGTCATGGCCAAGACTACAAAGAAAAAGGGTTATGACAGAGCAGTTGAAATTATGAAGTCTGTTGTTGATAGAAAGAATAAAGAAACAGGTGGTAATCTAAAACACACTATTAGTTATTATGCACAACAGATTGCAAGAACAATTACAGGTATTGATGGTAAAGAACTTGCACATGCATTTGCAAAAGCACATCCTAAACTTGCAGAGGATTGCTGGCCTGGCTTCAAACAAATTGGTATGAAAAAGAAAAATGGTAAAGACGTACCGAATTGCGTACCAGAAGGAAAAGAAGACCCAGATATCAAAAAGAGAAAAGGTACACAACCAGCAAAGTACTATGCAAAAGATGCCGAAGGTGACGATATGGCAAAGTCAACCAAACAGGCTCGTGCAAGACATTTTGAAAAGGGTGCTGCAAAAGATGACGATGATGACAGTGCATACAAACCAGCTCCAGGCGATAAGTCTGCAAAGACTAAACCATCGAAGTATACACAGGCAATGAAAAAGAAGTTCCCTGATTTGTACAAAGAAAAAGCACCTGATACAAAAGATGCTATGAAAAGATATAAGGCAGGGAAAGCTGGATTTGGTGATATCACACATCTTAAAGCAAAAGGATTGATTCCTCGTTCTGATGGTACAAAACGTAAATCAGAGAAGTATGAAGATGCTCGTGAAATAGGAACAGATGCAAGAAGAATTGCATATCAAAAAGGTACGCCTGGCCAAGAGATTAAAAAGTTCTCAGAACATAAATCATGTTGTGATGATTGTGCAAAAGAATCAAACTTGATTGAGTCTAATGTATATCGTGTAGGTTCAGAAAAGTACTATGAGTTTTTTCAAGAGAAAAGAGATGAATATAAAATTGGGATTTATGAACCAACAGGATTTGACAAAGAAATCATGGAAGGTGATTTAGGTAAGTTTGATATGTATCAAGGACAACATGTTCCACTAGATTGTCCTATGATGTTTGAAGAGAAAGACGTAGAGTTAAATAAACCAAAAGTCGGTGGGCCTAAGAAATACTATGTGTATGTAAAAGACCCATCAACAGGTAATGTTAAGAAAGTTACATGGGGTGACACAACTGGATTAAAAGTCAAGTTGAATGATCCTAAAGCAAGAAAGAGTTTCGCTGCAAGACATGATTGCGAAAATCAAAAAGACAGAACTAAAGCATCCTACTGGGCATGTAATCTGCCTCGTTATGCAAAACAATTAGGTTTAAGTGGTGGCGGAAATTTCTTCTGGTAAACCATATACACAAACTTATGATAATGGAGTTATTATCAGACAGTTTGAAGAGGATGTAGATAGTGATGAACTGGTATGGCATAGAGACAGACATACTAGAGAAGTTACAGTTTTAGAGGGTAATGATTGGAAGATACAATTAGACAATGAATTACCAAAGGAACTATTAAAAGGAAAGCTTTACAAGATACCCAAAATGGAGTATCATAGATTAATAAAAGGTACAGGGAAACTTGTCGTAAAAATTTGGGAAGAAAAAAATGACTAGGTATTCACAAACTATGAAAGAAACTCTAATGGAAGTAAGAGGTCTATTAGATGAGAATGCTTTCAAGAAATTGCAATTTGCTGCTAAAGACCTTGCAAGACTTGCCGCACAAGACAAGAAGGGTATGGACTATAAGGACTATATGAAAGCTGCAGCAATGATGAAAACAGGAAAGGTAAAAGAACTTGAAAAGTTTGTAATGGACTTAGATACCTTTCCAAGAGAAGTTATTGTGATGAAAGTAGCAGACGCTATGGGTAAAAGTGCAGCTGAAAGAATTTTCAATGTTCGTATTAATGAATCATTCATGTCACGCCGGCCAGGCAATCAAATGGCTGACCTGTATAAGTTATACAACCTTGCAATGAAAACAATGCCTGGCTCTCCAAAACAAAAAGAGATTGAAAAAAGAATTACCATGTTGAGAAAAGAACTCAAGTTGGATGAGAAACTAGGTAAAGATGCTGACGCTGGTGATTACATAGATGACTTTATGAAGTCAGACGCACCACAGTTCAAAGGAAAGTCAGATAAGAAAAAGAAAGATATGGCAATCGCTGCATACCTAGATGCAAAAGATAAGAAAGAAGAAGTTGATGAGGGTATGAAGTATACTCATGCCGCAGTTGACAAAAAAGGATTGGTGATTGGATTTGCTTCTGATGAAAAAGATGCAAAAGACATGGCAAGAAGAAACGATGGTAAGGTTGTAAAACTAAAGAAACCGATGTCAGATAAAAAAGGTGACATGATGGTAAACCGTCCTTTCAAAGAAGAAGTTGAACTTGATGAAGATTTAGAAGAAGCAACGATTAATTTAGTAAATCACGATATGTCTGACCCAGACTTTCAAAAACTAATTAAAAAGTTAAGACTAAAAGCAAAAGGCAGTGATGATGAAACAACCGTTACAGGCAATGCGAAAGATATCGAAAAGATGTTAAGTACAATGTATGGTAACGATTGGAAAGATATGTTCAAACAAAAAGGTCAAAAGTTTGTTGAGTTAGAACAAGTTGAACTTGATGAGGATGCAGATAAGTCTCTTGCAAAGAAATCAGAAGCCTCTGGTATCTCAGTAGGTATTTTAAAACAGGTTTACAAAAGAGGTGTTGCCGCATGGAGAACTGGACATAGGCCAGGCACCACACCTGAGCAATGGGGTCATGCAAGAGTCAATTCTTTTATTTCAGGCGGTAAGACAAGAACAACTGCTGACAAAGATTTGTGGGCAAAACACAAAGGAAAGTCTGAAGGACTTGAAGAAGGAACAGTTTATATCTACAGAGAATATGAGCCAGGACAGTACTTTGAAGGTGACTTGAAACAACTTCAAACTGATATCAAAAAAGCTGGTGGTAAAATTTTAGATATTGAGAAACCTACTCGTAGAGAACCAAATCTATCAATTGAAGCAGATGGTGATTATAATAGAATCAAAAGACAAATTGAAAAAAATGACGATGGGTTGACTGCTGTTGAAGAAGAAACAATTAACGAACTCAAAATGAATGACCCAAAGTTAAATAAAATTTTTGATAAACTTAAACCAAAAGGTACAGTCAAACTAAAGACTAGTTCTTCAATTAGTAAAGGAACTGAATTTGTTGATTATGTTGTTAAATCAAAAAACAAACTGAAAAACGGTGTAGAGAAAATTACTCTTGCAACTAAAGACAATCCTACTAGTGTAAAGAAATTTCTATACAAGAGAGATGGTAAAGTAACATTTGCTATTGGTGACATGGGTGCATCTATTGATGATATCAAAGAAGAACCAGAAAAGAAAATGGACAAACCAGATTCTGCTAAGGCAGTAGACCAAATGCGAGATGACAAAAAGAAAACTCGTATTGCACAGTTGCAGTTGCAGATTGCAAAGGCAACAGAAATGATTAATAAACTAAACTCACAGGAGAAACCAGATGCCTAAGTATCTAAAAAGTAAAGAAGGTAGTCTTGAAAGTGCAGTGGTAGAAGCGGTTTCTACTGCCAAGAAAGACGAAGGATTTGCAAGTGACGCCCAGAGAAAGGCTGCATTTGCTAGTGGTTATAAAGAACCAAAGAATAAAAAAG